CATAAATTTGACCCCTCCTTTTGATATTACTAAACCTGATTATAAATCCAACAGGTTTTCTAAATGCTTTAAAGCATCTATACCATCGTCAGACTGAAAAAATGATGAAACAATATATATAGGGTCTTCTCCATATGGTATGGTACAAAGCCTTGTCTTGTTTGTCTTAGTGTTAAACCAGACTTCCTTTTTTTGTTTCTAAACTTAATAAGACCTTCCTCAAAAAATTTATGTACAGTTGCATGAAGTTTTAACACAGGGTCATTTATAATAGACATAAACTCATATGGATCTCTCCTAGCATAAACTAGTATATCCCTCTTCATTTCGTCTGTACTAATTTTAGAAGGGTCTTTAGAAAATAAAACCCTAGTTAGAGTTTCAAGCTGAACTATAGATAAAGAACGTGCCTCAATCATTGCATCAACCTCTATATTAATATTTTCAATAACTTCTTTTGCCTCCTTAGAGTTGTCAAGCTCTTTGAACTTTGATCCATTGTGTGGGTGTAAAGATAAAAACCTCTGTAGTATTTGGTTTGATTTAGGAACCCTCAGGAAACCGTCCTCAAAAATAATTGGCTCTAGTATAGCGTTACCATCCTGCTCATCCTCAAAAGGTGATTTTTGGTTTCTAGCATAACGTAAAGCTCTTTGAACCCCCTCCTCTTCGTCTAACCAAAGTAATGGGAATCTTCTAGTGTGTCTTGTTGCAAGCATAAAAGATAAAGGCGCTGCATTCCTTGTTAACTTGTAGACCCTGTCTACTAATTGGGCATTTTTTTTCATTAGATATAATTTAAATTTAATTTATAAAAAAGAGGTGGCATCCCTTCTAGGGTTTCTGCCACCTCTATATTTAAGCTACTTAATCTTGGAAGATGAAGAAGTTGTTTGCACCTAAGGTACATACAGCTCTTTCACTCAAGAAGTTTACTTCCATCGCATCCAGGTCAGATGTTCTTGCACCACCAGCAGAACCAGTAATCCAAGTTTTGTAACGTCTGTCCTCAGTTTCTGAAGCTCTGTAACGAACGTGTAAGAAAGGACGTTTAGCGTTTTTACCCATGATTTGGTCATACACTGTAGTTGAACCTGCAGGTACTAATAAACCATTAATGCTTCCTGTTCCGTCTACACCACCACGCATTGTTGGGTCGTTTAGGTATTTCCAGTCTGTCTTGTAAAAATCATAACCTCTACGGAATCCTGTAAATCCTAAGTTTAAAGCCATCTCTTTGTCATTGTCAAAAAGACCGTAAGATGTACCTCCTCCACCGTAAGAGTTTTGAGCAGCTAACATATCGTCAATGTCAAATCCAAATTCTCTGTTCAAGAAAATTACATTTTCTTCAATAGCACCTTGCTTGTCTAGACGAGATATGATGTTGTCAAAATCTCCTAAAGCGTTAGGGTTTCCACCTGACCATACATTACCTCTATTTTGTACTACATAGAATACACCCTCAGAACCTTTGTTTCCAACCTGGTCTGAAGTAGTTTGAGTTAACGCACCTGAAGTTGCTTCAGCAGGAACTGCTTCAATCATTGCTGTTTCAAGGTAGTCATCGTAACGTAAACGAGTTTCATGCTCAGACTTCAAGTACCATAGGTAACCAGCTGCACCATTCTCTGTAGTCACTTCAATCCATCCGATTTGTGCCATATCAGAACCTGATACCGAGTACTTGTCTTTAATGATGATTGGTGAATTTTCAAAGATGAAATCGTCAGCCTCTAAAGAACCTTGCATCCCGTTTGTTCCTTTTCTAAATTCAGAACCATAAATAAAGATACTTGCATCAGCGTTTCCTACTCCTGAACCACCTGTGTAACCAGCTGCACCATACATTGCAACAGTAACCTGGTTGTTTGCAAGGTCAACAAGCGTAACAATACCTTTAAACTCTCCTGAACCATCGTTGTTTACAACAACAACTGTTTGACCTACTCTAATTGCTACCTGAACAACTGCTCCTGAACCAGGCTGTGCTGTTGACCCTGCAGCGTTAAGTACATCGTTTATTTGAAATACTGGCTCTGCCACACCTGCTGAAGTTAATACTCCACAGTTTGTGTACTTCGTGTGTAATCTTCCCTGCTCTGCCCATTTGATAAGGTCTGAGTTAGAAGGCATTTCTGCCCCTACCATTCTAATGAATGAAGAGATTGTTCTATTACCATAACGCTCGAATTCTTTTTCGTATGTGTCTGGTAAGTACTGATTCAAAAAGTTGAAGTCAGTAATGTAATTTGATGCCATTGGGGTTTGATGCGAACTAGGTTGCAAATCAAAACCTGGGGCTGCTTGGACTGATCCTGCCATAATTTTACTATTTTTTTAAATTAATTATTTTCTTTTAATACTTCTAATTTTAAGACCCTTACCACTTTCGTTGTTTAGAGACTTAAACTGTGTTCCTCCCTTGCTTGTAACTTCAGGCATCCTGCGCTCAGACATGTTTATATTTTTTGTCTTACGCATTACATCCTCTGTTGCATTAGCCTTGCCCTGCTCATAAAAAAACTTGGCAAATTTTTCAGGATTCTGCGCAACCGCTACACTCCTATGAAAACCTTTAGAGTTTTTTAAAAGCCCATTGTCGTCTAAGTATTTAGTTGCCCAACTACCAGGATTTAATGCACTCTTTTTTAACTCATCTATACTAGACGGAGAAAATGTTATAGTCTCTTCACCTATTTTGAACTCAAAACCTTTGAACTCAGGTGTAAATACCTCTAACGTCTTAGAGTCGTAAAACTCTTTTTTTCTCGCAGCCTCTTCTTCATAAGATTTTGCGTCTGCTATGTACTGCTTATAACCTTCCATTTCTGTTTCGGATACATTTGAAGCTGGCGTTCCACTTGACTCAAGCGGTTGTTTATACTTCTCCTGCATTTCCTTAAAGTAATTTTTAGCTTTAGCAATAGCTTTTTTCTTCTTTAACTTAATTTTCTTTATGTCTGACTCATCGTCTAAGTCTTGGTCAAAAGAATAGTCTTCCATAATGGTTTCAATATCCTCTTCGTCAAGACCAGTTTCAGTGGCGACTAAATAATCCTTAAGTAAAGAATCAGGGTTTACCTCATCAAAGTCTTTCTGTAGTTCTACATAGTCTTTAATACCTCTCCCTGTATCTTTTTTATATTTAAAGTAAGCAGCAACATCTTCAGGTAGTTCCTCCTGTGTTTCTCGCTCACTCATTAACTCGTCAAACGAGCTAATTTCTTTGTTATACCTTTTTCCAATATATGAAAGAACGTCTTCCTCTTTTAATTCAGCAGGAGACTCAACAACCTCTGGGGTTTCAACCTCCTCTACAACCTGTTCTAGGTTATCTTCGTGCTTCTGTAGAAGTTCTGATTCTACTTCTTGAACAGACTTTTCCTCTACGGCAGTTACTTCTTTTACTTTTAATTCCATATGATTTAATTTAATTGATACAAATATAAGAAAAAAATAATACTGTTTTTAGACATTACCTTGGGTTAAACTCAGCCAAATCAAAGCCATCAAGACTATCTTCATTAGACTCAAAGCTTACAGGTGGTAAATTGTTTTTCCTTTGCTGTATTAGTTTTGATTGCTCAGTATTTGCTTGAGATATTCTTTTTGCCTTTGCACCCTCTCTTTGATCTTCTCTTTGTGACAAAGCCTTTTCTGACATATCCCTTAGCTGCAGGTTATAGTTAAACTCTTCAGCCATCAACTTACTTTTCAATACAGCCTCGTTGTTTTGCTTTTCAATTTCAAAGGCAATCTCAGCCTGCTTTAACTGCATCTTGCCCTGTATTTCAGCCTGTTGTTGCTGCATAACAAGCTGCGCCTTCATCTCCTGAGATTTTAATGACTGCTGTGCCTGCATCGCCTGTTGCTGCATCGCCTGTTGTTGTTGCTGATCTTGTAAGGCTTTGCGCTTTACTTTAAGTAATTGATTAGCAAGCTTAATATTTTTAATTTCTCTAATATCAATAGCATCCTCTAGGTTTATATCACCCTTAGATAAAGCCATTTGTATGTTAGCCTCAAGCTGTGCCTTCTGTTCTTCGTCTGGTGCTATTTCGATAAATATACCAAAGTCATAAATATACAAGTCTTTTATATCATTTAGTATGCTTACATTGTATTTACCTATAGCGTTTGCAAAGTCATCTTTAAAGTCCGCATACTGTAAAATATCCGCAACCCTATATGTTATTGCCTCAGACAAAGTCCTGTATATATAAAGAGACCCGTCAAGTATATGTCTTGTTGCTACGTTAGAGTTTAATGCAGCCAATTTCTGTAGTCCAACTAAAGAGTTAGGGTCAGGAGATGATGCATCTCTAGCCTCATTTAATCCAGTGACCTGTCTTATCATTCCAAGGTAGTGGTTGTAGTTTGCAATAAGCATCTGTGTCTTGCTAGCACCTGAGCTAGACTGCAACTCCTTAATAGGAACCTTCCCTTGGTTGTAATCCCCATCCTGGGTATAACTCCTGCCAATAACAGAACCCGTCTGGAAGTATAGCCTCAATGCATCTTCAGGGTTATATGCGTTACCAGTCCCCAGGTCTACCTCGTTTAATCCGTCAGCATCAATGTATACACCGTCTGGGACTACCCTAGATATTACCTGTTGTAGTTTTAAGTGTGTGATCTGTATTAAATCAGCGAATGGTATCATACGCCTTGTTAGGGACTCAATAGAACCCTTGTACATCCTAGGCGCAACCGCAACATAGTTTGGCAACGCGTGTTGCTGTGCTGACTTAGGTCTTACCATATTTTCGGCAAGCTCCCATTTTAAAATAATGTTTGTTCCCATAACCATGATACCCTCGTACCAAACGTCTATGGTTTTTTCCATCTTCTCAAACCTTCCCTCTTCCATCATTTCTACTGGAGGGTTAAACTGGTCGTCTTTTTCAATTACCTTTGTTCCACCGTTCTCCAGTATCTTCTTTTTATACACCACTTTTTTAGTGGTCTTGTAATTGAAATACATTAGGGTAACGGTGTCCTTGTAAAAAATATCATTTTCGTGAAACTGCGCTTCGTTGTAGTAGTCATACCAACTTTGTGAGTACTTAGATATTTCCTCTAAATCCTCTTTAGTGAGTGACTGATCAATTTTCATCAACTCAGTTATTGGAAGTGTTTTAATCTCACCCCAATAGAAACAGTCTTTAAAGTGTGGGTCTTCTGTGTAGCTGTAAACAATGTTTGCAGGGTCTACATATTTAATTTCAACACCAGCACCTGGTAGGAACTCATGCTTTGCACATCCTATACCCAAAACTGTCAGGTCGTAGTCTATCCTTTTTCTTGTGTCGTTATAATGATTCTCAGCAAACACAGTGTTAATAGCCTCTTCTTCAGCTATTTCTATAGCGGGCTTATACTTAAGCTGCATGTATAGGTTTAACTCCTCGTCTGTCTGTGGTAGGTCATCTGGGTTCATAATAAACGGGTCTGCGCCTGTCTCTTTCTGAACAATTTGTAGTATATCTTTTGCTGCCGCTTGACCCTGTATCATATCTTGATACTTGCTTCTTTGCGCCTGAGACATTGCGTCCTCAGCATAAGCCTTAACGTCAAACAGCCTGTCGTTCATTCCGTTAACCACAACGTCAACAAACTTAGGGATAATTGGGACTGGTGTCCAGTCTAAGTTTAAATAGCTTAAGTCTCCATCAACGGCAAGTTCGTTTTTGTACTTACCTACGGACTGCTCCCCCCTTGCGTAAAGACGGAGTCTGTAAAAATCTCTTGATTGATTGTAAAACCTAGATCCACTTGTGTCTTTCTTAAACCACTCATATTGAATAGCTTGACCTATCTGTAATCCAAATTCATCTGTAGCCTTTTCTGCATCAGAAACAAACTGACTTGGAAAACCAGCAGAGGAGATATTTATTTTTACGTCTTTCATTTATTTAATTATTTCACTACGATTTCCCTTATTGCTATATCTAGCAAAGTTAACAATAATATTTGATTGTTTTTTAACAGGCTGATAAAGGTGTTTTTGGCAAGCCATTATAGCTAACCCTGAGCTAATAGACGCATCAAACTTGGTCCTGTTGCTAATATCAAACTTTGCCCAGTCTTCTAAAGTCCTACTGAAAGGCATGTAACCCATTTCATCTGGACCTATTAATCCTATGTAACTCTCAATGTCAGACTCAATAGCAGCCGCGTGAGCTTGTTTCATATCTTCGCTAGAGTTTGGTACTCCACCTATTTCT